TGGCAAAAGTATGTACTAGAAAAACTAGAAACAGACTTATATTATAATGGTCATCCACTTAAAAGTGGTGGCAATATTTATTGGCAAGTACAAAACTTACATGTGTATGAAAGACATTTTGATTTAATAAATGCATAAACCATTAATAGAAATAGAAAGATGGGATATGCGATTCCTAGAATTAGCAGACACTATTCGTAAATGGAGTAAAGACCCTAGTAGAAAAATAGGTGCAATTGCTGTAAGAGATAGAAAAATCTTAGCGACAGGTTATAATGGCTTTCCAAAAGGAATCGAAGATACAAGTGAAAGATATAACGATAGAGAAATAAAGTATCGATATGTTGTGCACGCAGAAATGAATTGCATTTATAATGCTGCAGAAAATGGTATATCATTAAAAGATTCTACTCTTTATATTTATGGTTTACCAGTTTGCGGTGATTGCGCATTAGGTATAATTCAAGCAGGAGTATCAAGAGTTGTTGCAATATCTGGAAGTACACCTGATAGATGGAAAGAAGCAATAGATAAAACAGATGAAATATTTAAAGAGGCAGAAGTCGTATATGAATTCACCGAAATTTAATAAAGAAGAATTAGAAAATTCAAATCGTATATTTAAGAGTGCAACTCCTAAGTACACGTATGATTGGTATATAAAGTGGGGTAGTTCTATACTCTTATTATGTGCTATGGCAACTAGGTCAAGTCCTGACCTTGCAATGTGGGACCAAACATTATCTTTAGTTGGATGTGCTGGTTGGTTAGTCGTTGGTAATATCTGGAAAGATAGGGCATTGATAATTTTAAACACAGCAGCAGTCATTATCCTCGGAAGTGGTCTGATAAGTGTTATAACTAATAGTATATAGTGAGCTACTCTGGTACGCCAGTCAAATTTCTCACTCAAATAAACTGATATAAGGAGAATAATATGTCAAAAATAAAAGCCGGAATAATCGGCGTTGGAAGTTGCGCAAAATCTTTAGTAGAAGGAGTGCAATATTATAATGAAAACCCTGAAGACAAAATAGGTCTAATGTATGAAGATATCGGAGGATATTCAGTACATGACATCGAGTTTGTTATAGGATTTGATATCGATAAAAGGAAAGTAAATAAGAAATTAGCAAAGGCTTTAAGAGCTCAACCTAATTGCGCTATGGACCATGTCGATAAAATTACAACTACATCAAATAGTTCATGTGTAGATAAAGATGCAATGGTCTATTCAGCTCCAGAAATGGACGGAATAGCTCCACATATGCACGATTATCCAGATGAAGTTACGTTTGTAAATGGAGCTGTACCAGCAGAATCTTTTGAAAGGTCTGTTGAATTATTACAGTATCATGATGTAGATGTATTAATTAACTATTTACCAGTAGGTTCAGAAGAAGCTTCTAAATACTGGATTGATGTTGCTTTAGAAGCAGGAATACATTTCGTTAATTGTATACCAACATTAATCTCAACAGAAGATGCTATGACAACTGAACAAAGATTCATAGATGCAGGACTCACAATTGTTGGTTCAGATATGAGGTCAGCCTGGGGAGCTTCTAGAATGTCAGAAGTTCTACAAGGTGCTATGTTAGATTCAGGTCTAATGGTAACACAACATATTCAAATGAATATGGCTGCTGGTTCTACACAAGGACAAGAGCATATAAGAACAGGAAGAACAGCGAATACTGATTTTCTTAATATGGCAAAACAATATAGATTACATAACAAACATGTATCAAAAGAAAACGTTTTAAAAGGACAGAACAGCGTAAGAGGAGAATCAACTGCAGGTATGACATTATTTGCTGGTCCATCTCTTACAGTTCAACAAAAACCAGGTGGAGATTATATCTCATCTGATAATAAAATAGCAAACTTTGATATGGTTGCGTATGGATTTGCAGGAGCAAGATATGAAATGTCAGCTAGACTTTCAGTTCAGGACTCTCCAAACTCTGGTGGAGTTGTTGTTTCAGCAATTAGATTTTGTAAGGTAGCTTCAGAGATGGGCATTGTAGGATATTTAAGAGGACCATCAGCATGGACTCAAAAGACTCCTCCATTACAGCTCAAAACTCAAGATGCCAAATTTGAATGTGATGCTTTAGCTAGGAGAGTATTGACAGATATAACTACTCCTCAGCTCAAAGAAAATAGACCGAAGGCAAAAAATCTGCCTCACACCTTTCAAGATGCGAAGAACGATTATGAAAATTAATTCGTTTGACATCGATGGAGTAATCTATTTTGGTGAAGGCACCACAGGCGTAAGACCTGGTAGTAATGACATCATTATTACTGGGCGGCCTTTTGCTGATAGAGAAGCAACATTAAAAATGCTACATAGTAGAGGGATATATAATACTCTCTATATGAATCCATTAGAAAGAAAATTACCAGACCATCGTATCACACATGGAGTAAAAGATAATCCATTGTATGGCAGAAAAGCTTCAGGCATTTTTAAAGGCCAGATGATTAACATGCTAAAAGACTTAGGCGTAGAAATACAAATGCATTTTGAAGATGACCCAATACAAATTAAAGAAATTCAAAAGAGATGTCCTGATGTTTCTATTGTACATCTTAAAAGAGATAACGAGGAACGTGTCAAGTACTAAATATAATTACGACTGGTCGAATTACGATAAAGAACTCATGAAAGAGTTCAATTGGTTTCTATATAAAGTAAACCAAAGGTCAGCAATTCAACTTGGTTATAGCGATGAACAATACGAATCAGTAAATCGTCATGGCAAAAATGACTTTGGACTTGGAGAAGATGTAGAATATTTTCATCCAACAATTACATTAGATGACCGTATGAGATTCATTGGTCAAGAGATTGCAAGTTTAGATACATCAATAATGAATATCGTTGGCAATACATTTATATCTCATTTTTATGGTGGAAGAGGAGTTCATTTTCTTGCATCAGGAGAAGATAATGTCTTTGTTGATTTTGATAAGATAGCAGATAATGACCAAGACTATATTCAATTTGTTCGTAGTAATTTAGATAAAGCAATAAAGAATAAGCAACCAATTTGGGGAACAACAGAATTACATACATCTATACAAACAGCATCTAGAAACTTTTGTCGTGAAAAATACAACGATAAAGATAGAAAGTTTCATGCAGTTGATGTATGTGAATGGGTATCTTCGTTTAGAGATACTGGATTCTTAGAAAGAATGCAACAATGTAATCATATGTCAGAAATATATACTCTTTTAAGAGAACAGCCTGGCATTGGACATTACTACGGATTTCACGGAGCTGCTTCATCATCTGTATTACCACAAATGAAGTATCATCATGACCAAAGATTTGTTTCGCCTGGACCAGGAGCAGTATATACAATACAATTAATGTGGCCAGAAGCTCCAAAGAAATTGTATGATGAAGCAATATACTATATGAGAGAAAATTCAGATGAAATAGGATTAACAAAAAATGTCGTATTTCATCCTAAAGCTTTTAATATAAATAAGAAGGACGGTACAAAATTGTTTCAATACGAACAAGATTCTCTTAAATACTACGGAACTGAAGTGTTGTCATGTCAGTTTGGTGTATACCTACAGATAAGAGAAGACGAGCGAGCATGCGCGCGTAGACGCGTAGCACGAGTACAGAAGACGAATAATCTTACTGAATTCTTTGAATAAAAACGTTTACATTTGTGCCAAAGTATGGTATAATATATCTAATGAAAAATATAATTAATTGTCCATTTATTCCAATAGCCAAAAGGCCAGGTTCTCATAGAGGAGCTGCAGGAGTAATGTATGGCGATATGATAAAGGAGAAATATGGAAACTGCGATGTTAACTATGGTGGAGAAATTCAAGACCACAATGATTATGATAACCTTTGGGTCTATCACGGCACTGATTGGTCTGGTGGAATTAATATGTTTGGTGGCGTATACGGTTTTCCTTATGTTAAGAACACTGTCAACTTTTCTAAGTTCAAAGGCAGAGTCTTTTCAATTGGAATCGACTTCCCACCGTATCACGAAATGGTTAAATCAAAACTGGAATCGGCTAAGAAAGAGGTTCAACCGGAATGGCATGATGTAGACCTTAAAAATCTAGAACGCATGTATAATGAAGCCGAAACAATTGACTATCCTAATCCAACTAATAAAATAGTTATTGGTGATAGTCATTCCATTTGCATGTATCGACCAGGTTGGACAGTAAATAGTGTTCCATTCAAAACTTTAAATGGTGCTTTGAATGAAGGATTCGATAAATATATTCCATTTGATTACGAAGAACTTGAATGTTATTTTGGTAATATTGATATAAGACATCATGTAATTAGACTAGGACAAAAGATAGAAGATTTAGCTGATAGGTATATTGAAGAAGCTCATAAGTATAATGCAAAGATATATGAGTTGCTTCCAATAGAAGATGTAAGTAGAAGAATACCGCAATCAGGATATTATAAAGGACAACCATTTTACGGTTCTTGGTCAGAAAGAAATGATGCAAGAAATAAATTTAACGATTATATAGAGAAAGAATACGGTATCAAAAGATGGACCGGTCATCTCTTTAATAAAGAAGGTAAGCTCGATTTTAAATATATGGAGAAACCACAATCAATACATTTATCCAGAGAGTTCTATCCATATTGGAATGGAATAGAAGCAGCAGGATTAGAGGAGTTTTTTGCATGAGTTATGCGAGTATAGTACCACTTATAGGTGGAGAGACAATAGCAATGGAAAATGTCTTTGGAGAAAGACCAAAGTATATTATGACGTATGAGGGCTTTCAAGCTAATGAATCTCACCTATTACATCATTATAACCATGAGGTCCCATATTTGAACCTCTCAGAGGGAGCGAGTTACACAGAAAAAGTTAATGTGATTAATACTGTATGCCCATGTGCAGGGCTCAGCTCACTGAGTCCATCAGCTGCAAGTAATAATCCTATGAACGAATGGATGTTTACATCAGCTGAATATGTTCTAGGTGAGGTACAACCAAAGGTATTCTGGGGAGAAAACGCTCCAAGGTTAGCAAGTAAGATGGGAGAACCAGTAGTAAAGAGATTAAGAAAGATTGGCGAAGAACATGGTTATACGTTTAGTATCTTTAAAACAAAATCTATATTACATGGATTAAGTCAAGTAAGAGATAGAACATTTTATTTCTTTTGGAAAGGAGATGAAGTACCATTGTTTGAATATGTATTAGAAAAACCAACAATGATAGCTGACGATATAAGAGCAGTTGAAAGAAGAGATGATGACCCAATGAGTCAAATACTTTGTAATGAAAAGATTCCATCAGAAGAACCATATTATAGATATGTATTAGAAGTATTAGAAGGTGGTATTACTCATACTGAATTTCAAGATAAGATTGAAAAAACAACTAACCCTATGGATTATATAGAAGAAAGAACAACATACAAAGAAGTAGCAAAGTGGATGAGAGAAAATGGTTATGATAATGTCGCAAAGAAATGTGATAGACAATATCATAAACTTAAATCAGGTGGAAACATCATGAGAAAGACAACTGAAATACCTAAAGATAAAATAGGAGCTTTTGTCGGTCATATGCCAACTCAATTAACTCATCCTGATGAAGATAGATATTTAACAGTACGTGAAGCTTTATCTCTTATGAAACTACCAGAAGATTTTATATTACTTGAACCAAAGAAATCGCTTAATCATATTTGCCAAAATGTGCCAGTGACGACAGCTGAACATGCAGCAAGAATGGTTCAACGATATTTAAACAATCAGTTAGAAATGGTTGATACAAAATTCCTAGTACAGGATAACAAAAAAAGAACATACAAATATGAAAAAAACAGTTTACAACTCACTGATTTTATGGTATAATAGTACTATAGAAATTAATAACAACGGAGAAATATGCCAAGTATAGACTTAACACCTAGGAAGAATCGTAATCCTAAGGACAAAAGACCGCCAAAAGAAATGCCTTTTGATATTGGTCTAAGAAGATTCAAAAAAGCTTGCGATAATGCAGGTATCGTACAAGAAGTACGCGAAAGAGAATTCTATGAAAAACCTACAGCTAAAAGAAAAAGAAAAAAAGCTGAAGCAGTATCAAGAAGTCGTAAACAACAAAGAATGCTAGATGCGTTCACAAAGCCATCAAAGGCTAGGAGAAGATAATATGTCTATAATGGATAAATTAAAAAAGAATAGTAAAATCAAAGATACATCTATTCTATCTGATTCAGTATTATTTGCTGAAAAGGATATAACCGTCACTGATGTTCCAATGGTTAACGTTGCGTTATCAGGTGATATTGATGGAGGATTAACTTCAGGACTTACAGTTCTTGCTGGCCCTTCAAAACATTTCAAAACTTCATTTGCTTTATTGATGGGTGCAGCCTATCTTAAACAACATGAAGATGCAGTAATGCTCTTTTATGATTCAGAGTTTGGTTCACCCCAATCTTATTTCGAATCATTCGGCATTGATACCGAAAGAGTATTGCATACACCAGTCCAAAATGTCGAACAGTTAAAGTTCGATTTGGTAGGCCAACTTGAGAATATCGAAAGAGGAGATAAAGTAATTGTTGTTATTGATTCAATTGGAAACTTAGCCTCTAAGAAAGAGTTGGAAGATGCCCTCAACGAAAAGTCAGTTGCTGACATGTCGAGAGCTAAAGCATTAAAGGGATTATTCAGAATGATTACTCCTTATCTAACCATGAAGAATGTTCCTTTACTTGCTGTTAATCATACCTATCAAGAAATTGGATTGTTTCCTAAAGCAGTTGTTTCAGGTGGTACAGGTATCTATTACTCATCAGACAATATATGGATTATTGGAAGACGTCAAGAGAAAAAAGGTACTGAAATACAAGGGTATCATTTTGTAATCAATGTAGAGAAGTCAAGGTTTGTAAAAGAAAAATCTAAAGTGCCAATCTCAGTAACGTGGGAAGGTGGTATTGCTCAATATTCAGGATTACTTGATGTTGCAATGGCTGGTGGATATGTAGTTAAACCAAATGTTGGTTGGTATGCTCAAGTCGATATGAAGACAGGAGAAATACTAGAACCTAAAGTAAGAGAAAAAGATACTCTTAAGAAAAAGTTTTGGGAGCCAATCTTTGAAAATACAGACTTTAAAGAATTTGTCAAAACATATTATTCTATTGGACATAGACCAATGGTTGATATTGACCTTGATATAGAGTCAGAAGATGTATAACGTAAATCAAAATGATTACTCAATTGTAGAGAATGAATCAAGCGCATTTCAAGGTGTCAAACTTAAAACAGGTACTTGGAAGAATGTTATAGTCATATATGGACAAGTTGGTGTCAAAGAAGATACTGCTTTAGATATGGCAACATTAAGCTTTAACTTTACAGTAAAAGACCCAGCAGATTTTAGTGTAGATGAACTTGAGAAAGATGAATCATTTAAGAATTACTTAGGTTCAATACTACAATATATAATAACAGATTCTTTAGATTATGCTAAAGAAAATAATTTATCAACAATAGGAATTGGAAATGGAGAATCAACTACCGACACACATACTAAATCATCTTCTTCATAACGAAGAATTTTGTAGAAGAGTAGTTCCTTATTTAAAGAATGAGTATTTTGAAGGTACACACAAGACTGTGTTCGACCTTATAGTCCAATTTGTAAGCAAACATAATAAATTACCAACATCAAAAATCTTAGAGCTTGAGTTAAAGAAAATACAAGCTCCTGAAGATATATTAAACAATGCTCAAAGATTAGTCACAGAAATTATCGATAAATCTGATATCGATACTGATTACCTAATTACTGAAGCAGAAAAATGGTGTAAAGAAAGAGCAGTTTATAATGCTATTATGGATTCAATAGGAATCATTGATGGCAAAGATAAAGAAAGAAGTGAAGGTGCTATACCTGAAATACTATCTGAAGCTCTTGGTGTTTCGTTTGACGAACAAATAGGTCATGATTATATTGATGATAGCGAACAAAGGTTTGATTTTTATAATCGTAAAGAAGATAGAATACCGTTTGACTTAGATTACTTTAATAAAATAACAAAAGGTGGTCTACCTAATAAGACACTTAACATTGCCTTAGCCGGTACAGGCGTAGGTAAGTCATTATTCATGTGTCATTGTGCAGCAGGAGTACTTAATCAAGGAAAGAATGTTTTGTACATAACAATGGAAATGGCTGAAGAAAGAATCGCTGAAAGAATTGATGCGAATCTTATGAACCTTCCAATCGAATCTCTTGGGTCATTACCTAAAAATGTATTCGATGATAAGATTGGAAAAATTGCAAAATCATCTGTAGGTAAACTTATAGTGAAAGAATATCCTACTGGTTCTGCACACACTGGTCATTTCAGAGCTTTACTTAATGAGCTTAAACTCAAAAAGACATTTAAGCCTGATATGATATATATTGACTATTTAAATATTTGCGCCTCAAGTCGCATGCGTGGCATGGGCGGAAGTATAAATAGTTATACTTATATTAAAGCCATAGCCGAAGAACTTCGGGGATTGGCTGTGGAATTCAATGTTCCAATAGTATCGGCAACACAGACCACGAGGTCTGGTTTCAGTAATACTGATGTCGGTCTTGAGGATACATCTGAATCGTTTGGTTTGCCAGCAACGGCTGATTTAATGTTTGCTCTTATATCAACAGAGGAACTAGAAGAATTAGGTCAATTGCTAGTAAAACAATTGAAGAATAGATATAACGACCCAACCAAGTACAAGAGATTTGTAGTTGGCGTGGACCGTTCCCGCATGAAACTATATGATGTAGAGGAATCGGCCCAATCAGACATTATGACAGAAATGGTGCCAGATAAGCCGATAAATAAGTTTGGTGAACGCGAAAGTAATGACTCGTTTGCTGACTTCAAACTATAGACGGAGAACTATATGAACATGTTAAATACAGCAAAAGCATGGTTAATGGCAAGATGGGCAGAACGTACATCTTGGGACGGCGGACTTATTGTCGGCTTATCATTATCATACCTATTACTAGGTGGCTTAGTTGACTTAGTAGCTTGGGTAGCCCTTGCTTACGGTGTATACACTTTTATAGCAAAAGAAGTATAACACTCCTTTAGTAATGATTATCATGGGGGAGCCATCACAGCTCCCCACCTTTTCTTTCACATCAACACTTTCTCACAATTATTTTCAAAAAAAGTGAAAATAATCGTTTACATTTGCTTAAAAGTATGGTATAATATATCTATATTTAAAAATAAGATAAGGAGTTAAATATGACATCATTACAAAAAATACAAAAAGAAGTCCAAGCTATGGGCACAGGTTCAATTCTTAGAGAATTGGAAGGTGGTATGAGACCAGGACTTTGTGAATCATTCGATATGAGAGTGGCTTTCACTGATAGAAATAAAGTGATTGACCAACTAGTAGAGAAAAGAAGTCAAGAACTTCATATGAAAACTGTACTAGAACTTAAAACAGGAGCAAGAGTATGAAAAACGTAATACAATTTCCTGTATCAGATAAAATGAAAAAAATAGCTAATGCTAAACATAAGCAAAATGCTAGAGATGAAATTAAAAGATTAACAGCTTTAAGGAGAAAATAATGATATTATCAATGACACATATTGCTACAAATATACCTGTAGACATCGAATTAGATTTAGTCGAACAAGGTTGGGCTAAAGATAAAAATCCACAAACACTTAATCAATCATGGGACAAACTTTGTGAATCAGTTTTACAAAGAACTGGCCATGATATACAAGGCAATTTTGAACTTGAAACTTTAGGCGGGAGGCCAATACATTAATATGAAAAATCCAAGAACAACAAGTTATGTCATGACAGCACATACAGGAAGCGCGGGCGATATGCTTGAATTACAAACACTTAGAAAGTCTATAAGTATAGTTAATAAACATGCAAAAGATAATGAAAAATGGTCTAAATATAGATTTGAAAATGGTTATTCTGTCACACAACCAACAAAGCTTCCTAGATACTATGTTAAATGTCAAGCAAGAGGTCCTAGAACTAAAATTGCAAAATCCTTAGGAAGACATCCTAGAGCTTTTGACCAGTCATTACCTCTTAAATTTGCGGAGAAAATGGATGTATATGTATACCAAAGATGATGTTTCTTTTAAAGTAATTGCTACTGAAGACAAAGAAGTCAAAGCTGATTATATTTTTGATCAGCTTAAAGATGCAATTATATTTGAAGAACAAATGAGAAAAAAAGGTTTTGATACACATGTAGAACGAGTACTTCTTTAATGGAATATCTTTTAGTCGGAATATGTATATCTTTGTGCGCATATCAATCCTGGCAGCTCGGAGTTCGTGAAGGTGCTGAAAGAACAATCAAAAAATTACACAAAGAAAAAATCATTAGTATAAGAACTAATGGTAATATTGTACCCAATCCATTTTATATCGAAACTGACGCATAAACTATTATAAATAGTTCTATGAAACGTTTTAAATCCTATTTAGAAGAACAACTACAATTCACAGTGTTAACACATAGTGATTTAACTAAGTATCTTAAAAAAGGCAATTCTGCTAGACTTGACACATTCTTAGATAAAATTAAAAACAAAAAAGAATTCTTAACTACTAAAGGCGAAGTTATTATTAAAGATAAAGTTCCTGATAGAGAAGAATTTAGTAAGCCAGGATTTAAATTTAAATTTAATACTACTAAAGGAAATATACAATATCCAGGAGAATTTTTAAAGACTCCTGAATTTGGTGGTAAAGGTAAAGGTTTTGGCACAGCTGCAGAGGATAGATATCTAGCCTCATTTAGAACTGAACTAGAAAGAGTTATGGATGAACAAGAAGACGGAGCTCTTGATATGTTAGTCGGTGGTAGAAAAGTAGTAGTATCTGGCGTTGGACAACCAAAAGGAACTCCAAAAGCTGACTTCTTTTTACTCGACGACATGGGAGAAGAAGTTGCATGGTTATCGCATAAAGCTGGTTCAAAGTCAAATGACTTTCAACAATACGGCGGATTAACACCTAGAGGTACGAAAGGAGCATTTGAAAGAAGTAAACAAGTTAATTCTTTTATTGACAAATTAAAAGAATTATATCCAGAAGGAATGAAAAGTGGAGATTCTGTAAAAAGAGATATAGACCTTAATGGAGATGGAAAAGATATAGTGCGTAAATCAATATATGGAATAGATTATGGTGGTAAGCCTGGTCTTAACAATATTGATGAATTCCATCAAGGAGAAATGAAGCTTTCTAAAAAAGGAAAGTTTTGGACAATTAAATCAAACCATCAAGCTGAAAATGGATTTGTGCCAAGAGATGATTATAAAGCTATATTTTATGCAAGATATTCTAGTGATATGAATCATTTTGGTATACAAAGTTGTAGAGCAGGAATCTTTACATCTACAAGACCAGCTAAAAAGACGGAATTTGTATAATGAAACGATTAACTACATACTTATCTGAGGCCGCAGGAAAGAATACTCATATGACACATATTGAGGATTTGATTCTTGACGGCGGAGTTAAGGGGGCTCGCCAAGCTATCAACGCGTTAAGAAGCATGCGTGATATGTTGAGTGGTAATGCTAAAGCACCTATAGACATTACTGTTAAGTGGGACGGAGCCCCCGCCGTATTCTGTGGAGAAGACCCAAGGGATGGACAATTCTTTGTAGCAAAAAAAGGAATCTTTAACGCTGAACCTAAAGTATATAAGTCACATGCTGATATAAAAGCTGATACTAGCGGTGACTTATCTAAAAAATTAATAATGGCTTTTGATAACTTAAAAGACCTTGGCATCAAAGATGTTATACAAGGCGACTTTATGTTTGACGAAAGCGATTTGAAGAAGGAGACAATCAATGGAATTAAACATATTACTTTCCATCCTAATACTATCCTTTATGCTGTTCCTCTCGATACAGAATTAGCAAAAGAGATTGAAAGAGCAAAGATAGGTATTATATGGCATACATCATATAGTGGTAAATCATTTGAAACAATGAAAGCCGAATTTGGTAGAGATATCGTTGGTAAATTAAGAAGAACTAAAGATGTTTGGATGGATGATGCAACACTTAAAGACGTATCTGGAACAGCAACATTAACAGCCTCAGAAACTTCAATGTTAAATTCTAATCTATCAAATGCTGGTAAGATATTTCAAAAGATTGCGTCTAAGTCGTTAAAAGAAATAGAACAAAACAAAGAATTAAACCTAATTATTAATGTATATAATAATAGAGAAGTAAGAAAAGGGCAGAGAATTACTAATACTGCACGACATGCTAAGGGTTTAATAATGTTTGTTAATGATAGATATGCAAAACAGATTGATAAAAGAACTTCTGATGCAGGTAAACAAGTACAAATAGATAAGAGAGATGAATTGCTCGAATTCTTTAGTAGAAGTAATTTAGACCAATTAAAATTAATATTTGATTTACACAATTACGTAACAGATAGCAAATTAATTATTATAAATAAACTAAACGAACTCAATAATATGGGTACGTTTGTAAAAACTAAATCCGGATTTAAAGTCACCGGCGTTGAAGGCTTTGTGGCTATAGATCGAATGGAAGGTGGTGCTGTTAAATTAGTAGACAGATTAGAATTCTCTACTAATAACTTCAGCAAAGATATTATAAAGGGCTGGGACAATCCAGGCTAAATGGGAACCAAGGGTATAAATGGCAATACAATCATTCAGTGATTATTTAACTGAAAGCACAAAAGAAATCTCGTTCGTTTTTGGACGATTCAATCCTCCGACCATAGGTCATGAGAAATTATTTGATGCCGCTAAAAAGCATTCAAGAGGTGGTAACTATCGTGTATACGCGTCGCGTACGGTAGATGCTAAAAAGAACCCACTCCAATTTAAAGATAAAGTAAAATTCATACGTAAAATGTTTCCTAAACATGCGCGTAGCGTAATGGCTGACAAAGATGTTCGTACAGTACTGGATGTAGCAGTGAAATTGTACGACCAAGGATTTACCAAAGTAACGATGGTTGCAGGTAGCGATCGAGTAAAAGAGTTTGATATACTCTTAAACAAATACAACGGTAAAGATTCTAGACACGGATTTTATAATTTTGAAGGTGCTATACATGTAGTAAGTGCAGGTGAAAGAGACCCCGATGCCGAGGGAGCATCTGGAATGTCTGCCACAAAAATGCGAATGACCGCTCAACAAAATGACCTAGCTGGTTTTGCGAAAGGATTACCAGCTGGGTTTGCAGCAAACGATGTATTTAACGCTGTAAGAAAAGGCATGGGACTAAAGTTAGAAAATACTTTTAGACAACATGTTGACTTACCAGTTGTTTCTCAAAGAAGAGAAGAATATGTCGGTGGCGAATTATTTCAAGAAGGTGATATTGTCAATGTAAAAGGACAAAATACCGTTGGTGAAATACTTGTATGTGGTTCAAACTATGTTATAGTAGAATCAGAACTTGGTAAGAATAGACATTGGATTGATGATATAGAATTAGCTGAATATAACGAACTTGGTACAGATGCTACAACAGCTCGTTATCTTAAAGATACTCCACTTAGTGGTAATATCCCATTAGCTCCTCATTCTAAAGATGCAGAAGCTTTACAAAAAGCAAATAAAGAAGGTGCAATAACTTCACAAGCTAAATATCATACAGGTTTATCTAAATCTACAGTAGCAAAAAGAAAAGCTCATTTTAATAAAAAATCAACTGAGCCAGCTCCTGGAGATGCAAGAGCTAAAACAAAACCATCTAAACATACTAAAAAGTTTAAACAAATGTTTGGCGAAATGGCTGACCATTTAACATTCGAAGATTACGTAATAGAAGCAAAGGGCGCTGACGCAGCATTAAAGAAAAAAGCTGATAAGTCAGGTATGCCATTAGCTATCTTAAAGAAAGTTTTTCAAAGAGGAGTTGCAGCTTGGAAGACAGGTCATAGACCCGGAACAAATGCAGTTCAATGGGGATTAGCAAGAGTTAATTCATTTACAACAAAATCAAGTGGAACTTGGGGAAAGGCTGATAAAGATTTAGCCGCAAAAGTAAGAGGAAAATAAATATGAAAACATTTAGAGAAATAAGGGAAGCTAAAGTAAAGCAAATCAAGCTTGATTTCGATGTAGGTGACCCAAGAGAATTCAGTCCAGATTGGCAGGAAGAAGGAGTATTCCTAGTCAATTGGAATAAAAGAAAAATGGAAATGACTGTTGAAGGAGAGCCAAAAGCTTTAATGAAATGGTTAACTGGTACATACGGCTTAAGTTCATCTGAAGCCAAGAGGGCAATGAAATGAAGAAATTTAAACTTTTAAGAGAACAATTTTTATCAGAAGCTTTATCTAGAAAATTTAATGATAAAGATGTAGATAAAGAATTTAAATCTATGAGAGACCCAAAAGGTTTTTACGGCGATTTAGATAAAGCAAGAGAAGAAATGAAACAGGATTACCACCCAGGTAATTCAGCAAGACCAAAGGTTTGGACAGCTTTAAGATATCCTGTAAGAAACGGAGATTATTACTTTGCATTTATTGATAAGAATGAAAAGAAAAATATGAAGTATAATCAAATGATGAATGACGCACTTAAACAAGCATTTAAGGGTGGTGACAAAAAGTCTGAAGATGATTTGTGGTTAGTTGTATCGAATGAACTAAGAACATATCCTAAGAGTTTAGGTTGGAATGACACTATGACTCGTGAAGAACTTTATGGAGCTATTCAACATATGTTAGGAAAAATCAGAGAAGAAGTTGTTCAAAAAGAATTTCTTGGAATGTTTAATAGGAAAGACCCTCATAAAGGTTTAAGAGTTGGTAAAAGAAGAAAAGCTCCAAGATACGAATCAGTTAATGAGCGAGTTCATTACGCATTTGATACACAGAAAGCAGCAAGAACTTTTCAAAAGAAAGTAGATGGTATGCCAATGAACATTGTAAAAGCTGGAACTGGAAGATATTATATAGTAGACTTAAGACCTGGTACAAACCAAGCAGACCAAGAGAAGGCAGCTAAGATTGCAGTTTCTATAGGTTTAAGTGAATCATATATAGAAGAAGCTTCATTCTCATCAAGTCTAATAAAAAGAGCTGTTAAAATAGCTAAAGATATGGGTGGCAATATGACTGGTGCCTACAAAAAAATCGAAAGAATGAAAAAAGGTTTAGGCGACCACCCAGAAGTTGAAGATGCATTAAGACTTGCTAATGAATCTATTGATGAAGGTCTTATGAAAAAGATGTCGCAAATACAGATAAAAAGAAAGTATGGAAGAGTAATCAAAAAAGCTTTATCGAAAGGCAGCCTTGAACTTCCATCTGATGCAGAAGAAGCTTTATATATGTATGCATTTGATAATAACGAAATAAAAACAGATGACCCTGATGAATTTGAAGAGTGGTTAGACAAAAATTTAGAGGACTTTTCAAAGTGAAGTTTAAACAATTAAGAAAACAGTTAAATGAAGTTAATGGACAAGAAGGTCCAGTACTTAGAATGAGCTATAAGCCTCAAAGAGCGAGTAGAAAATTACCAAGTCATTCTACTATTACTAAATCAGATTTATATGACGATGTTGTATACAATAGTAAGAATTGGGAAATAACTGCTAATACTAATTCATTAGCAATAAGAATGCCAAACCCTAAAGGTCATGAAAAAGATCGAAAAGATTGGATGGACTTAATAAATTCAGCAAAGGGAGATACTTCTAATATGATTAGAGGCGGTGGTCTTACTCAATCAGAAGTTGATGAACTTATAAGAGATATGAGAAAAGCAGCTAAAGCTTTTGGACCAACTAAAATGGTAGTGCAAGAACATGAAATATATGTATCGCATGAAAAACCAGGCAAATTAAAAGTAGTAAAAGGTCTTATGTCTATGCTTAAAGCTCTTGACGAATTTGGCATGAGAAATCATGTAAGCGTTGCAAGTAAAGATGGAGTATTAACTCGTATACAAGATGCTGGTCAATATAACTATAATGAATCTGTTAACGAAGAAACGTTTAAGTTAGTTGATATGTCAAAGAAGACAGCAGCTATAGCAGATAAACTTGCTAAAAAAATCGGATTAGATACTGATTTTGAAGGTGGAGTTACAGGCGTAGAACTAACTGTAAAAGGTTCTAAAAAGAAAGTAGAAAAATGGCTACAATCGTTACCAACAGAAAGCGTTAACGAAGGAATGTATACAAAAGATGATGGTGGAGCATTTGATGGATTAAGAATTGCAAAATATCTTGCTCATCAAGACGGTAAAAATTGGGATAGATTACCTTATGGTACTTTATCAAGCTATATAGATGATGGCATGGAAATGCTCAAACGAAACAAAGCAAAGGCAAGAGATATATTATCTCAGCCTACACCGAGGTAAAAAAATGAAAGGATGGAAAGAAACATATATTAACATAGTATCACCTGTACAAGAAGAAGCAGATTTATCAGAAG